TGATGTGCCTATCGAGCTCATCATCCGTCCAGCGGTAGTCTGCGGGGTCGGTGTCTCTCAAGTCTCTACGGACTTTGGTTCTCATTGTTGCTTCATCCATCTTTCATCTCCTTACTCGGGAGGGGACAAGCCCCTCCCCTGCGATTCTATTAAGTTACCCATTCGGGAGCGGTGGCACCTGCGTTCATCTTCAACGTCTGGCTTGCTGTGCCTTTAGGCAATCTGACAAGCGTTGTGCCGTTCCAATAAAAGATGTCTCCTGCTGCTACGCTTGCCGGCACTCGGAGAGCATCGCCTACCGCTGCGGGGTCTTTCAGCCCTGTTATCTTATGCGTGCCCATAGCCTGGTCGCCTGTGTAAGCAACTGAGCCATCCTTCTTGATTACAGCGGCAATATCCACAGGGTCGAACTCCTGCAAGGTTCCGTCTGTTCCAAAAATCTTTAGCTTTCCCATGTTATTTCATCTCCTTTATTATTTCTCTCCTTCTTATGTGGGGGAGGGAGAAGTCTGTCTCCCTCCCCCAATCCTATATAGAGGAAGAAGGTGTCCCTCGTCCACCCCACCCTTTATCTGGCGAGGTAGAGGAGGTATCCTTAGCAGCCTCCCTGCCAAGCGTATTAAGTGCCCGCCAAGTCCAGCTCAACAATCATGCCACATACCAGGATTTGGCTGTGCAGACTGTCGCTGTCTATGCCGACCACATAACCGACGTCCTGCAACCCCGTTCCATCGGGGGCGTATATCCCGCTATCAGCGACGGCTATCTGCTCCCCCATGGTAGGCACGTTGGCTAGAGTGTGCGCGCACTCGACGATTGCCATACCATAAGCGGTGATGACATCAGCGACTGCTCCATCTTCCCCAGCAATCAGCACTGCGGGCTTGCCTGACTCGTTGGTGGCCTTCTTCCAACCGGTAGAATACTTGATAGGGTCGCCAGCGACGACAGCACCCGCAAGGGTAATTTTCATCGGCAGCATCCCCTCAAGTATCTTTCGGCTTGTTCCTGCATCTACAAAAGCCATAATTCAATCCTCCTTTTCATTAGTCCTGCACGCCGATTAAGGCGGCTGCCTTAACGGCTGAAAACAGGCAAAGGGCGACATACCACTTAACCCTGGTCCGGGTAGCGTCCTTTGTCTCCAGTGAGCCAATACGCTCTATCTGGAGCATTTCGGGGCTGGAGATGCCGCACAGAGCACCTTCGCCCATCTGGAAGGCGTAGATAGTGGAATTGACATCGCCCGTATAGAGCGTCTCCACGCTGGCCGCCACGGTGTGGGTATCGAGCACCCAATCGCTGATGGCGATAGGGATGCCGTTGTAGAGCTGAACGAACTCGCCCAGCTTACCTGTGCCCACTTCCAGATTAGAGCCTGCCGCCCTGGCTAACGCCTGGAGCTTTCTCCTGCTCCTGCGGCTCATAAGCAGCATATCAGGCTTACCGCCCTTTATAGCGTCTATGAGCTCATCAATCTTGGTCAGCGTCAGCGTGGCACCCGCAGCAGCCATAACGATTAGCTGGTCGGATGCTGTGCCCGTGTCAATGAGCTTGATCAGGCCATCAAACTGCTTGGGATTGGTGGTCTCGTTCCCGTAAAGGAACTGCTTTTCAAACTCATGCCTGAGAGCCTTCGACTTCTGCTCGATGACGGCTACCTCCAAGTCCTGGATATTGGAGCGGGTGGACTTGAGGTAGTTATCTACATCGGCGTCGCCTCCCATGATTTTGAGAGTAGCGGTGGGCTTGTCGAATGTGGGTGTGCTTTCCACCCATACGTCCCCTACCTCGTAGAAGTCCACGGTGGGTAACGCCTTCTCCTTGGTATAGGTAAGGCCGTTGCCCACGATTTGAATGAAGGGCAATCCCTGTAAGATAGGGCTGTCCTTGATTACTGTCTCGATGACGCCCTGAAGCAGGACATCATTAGAGAGTTTTTCTGCTTCAACCAATGTCATAGCCATTAGCTAGTTCCTCCTTTTCGCTGTATTCCATAGGCGATTTTCTCTTTGGGAGTCATGCCCTCGGTGCTCAGTTCGCCTCTGGCTGGTGCTCCCGCTGGGACGGTGGCCTCTTTGGCAAGATTTCCCATTTCAGCCTTTACTTTTTCCACAACAACCCGAGCTTTGGCGAGAGCCTCATCGAGCTCGGCGATGGAACTGCCACCGAGCAGTTCCGGGGGAATACCGGGGTTAGCCTCTAGCAGCGCCTCTCGATATTTACCTACGGCATCTCCCATGTCGGAATTGGAAGCGGATAATTGAGAGTTGATACTGTCGAGCTCAGCCCTCAGCCTGTCATTCTGCGACTGAAGATCCCGCAGCCTGGACACAGGAACGCGCTCCTCCTCAGATTGCCCTTTCTGGGAAGGTACAGTACCCTCCCCTGCAGGCGAACCTGGCTCAGGCTCATTCTGTGGAAGAGAAGGCTCAAGGCCCTCTTCTGCAGTTGGCGGTGATTGCTGACTATCATCTTTGTTCATGTTCCCTCCTTATTTTGATGTTCAACATTTGTGGACTTCTCTCACTCACTCCTATTATATATTATTAGTATAATCCATGCTTATCAATATGTCAAGGAAATTGGGCAAACTATCAATAGAATCGTGGGCTTCTCCGATTACTTACAAATGAGGTAAGGCAAAACGTAGGGGAGGGTCTTGTACCCTCCCGAAAAAAGGCGGGCATAAAACCCGCCACTACTCGTAACTTCTCGTCCTGGATACCGCTCTTGCTGGTGGGGTGGGCAAATCGATGTTCTGCTGCTTGATGGCTGCCCTCTCCTCCAGCCACGTCTGAAATTCCTCGTCGGGGTCCCCGACGCCCAGCTCATCCATAGCCGTTCTTCGGGAATGAATGCCTGACTGAACCAGCATCTGCTCGTTCTGCGCCTGCCGGGCAGCATCCTGAGGCAGTATCGGGCCCCAGACAACCCGGTGCGTGATGCCCGAAAAGTCCTCTCCCCTATATTTCTCAGCCAGCTTCAGGATGAGCTCATTTCGCCTGTGATAGGCGCTGGCTCTTATAGTGCGCTTGCGGGTCACCTTCTGCACCAGGCTGCCCAGCTCGATATTCAAAGCAGCACCTGAGAGCTCTTTCTCACTGCCTCCCCAGGCTGCCCGGGGCGTTTCCGAAATGTCGTGCAGGGCGCGGTAAACCAAATCAATGTAGTCTATATGCAGCCTGATGCCTCCACCCTGAAGTAAATCAAGCAGGTAGGCTTTGGCATCCTCGGGCAGTGTCCATACCGCCCCTGGCTGCACCCTGATATCCTCTGCCGAGCCCACATTCTCCAGTACCGCGATGGGGTTCCCCGATAGTTCCAGTATCCGTGACAACTGAGATAAGGCTCGGTTTAATTCTCTTTGCGGCTGGGCGATGGTGGGGATGTCCGAAGCCCCCCAGAATTGCTTGGGTTCACGGAGGTTGGCAAAGATAATGAAGGGGATGAAGGCATAGGGATTGGGCTTCTTTTGAAAAAGGTTATTATCCAGCCAGAGCTGGAACTCCCCGTCCGTCCAGAGCTCGGTTACCACGACAGCCTTCTTCTGCAGGTGGGCGCCATAGAGCACTTCCGCCTCGTCGGCATCCAGACTGTACCTGGAAGCCACGCGCCAGACCCTGGATATATCATCTCCCAGCCACCAGGCGTAAATACCGGAAACATCGGGAGCAGTGACCCGTATGCGCTCCTCATTGGCGTCCCAGGTGATCTTGTAGCAGCCATCGCCCAGGACGGCAGCGTCTATCTCCGTCTCCCAATCAAGCTGACTGAGATTGTTTTCCTCGTAGACCTCTCTTAAAAGCTGCTCAGCACGCCTCACTTGAGCCTTTAAGTCTTCCTGGGAGGGCACAGGACCCTCCGCGGCGGGATAGGCGGCAAAGTTCAGGCCCTGCATCAGGAAGCTGGTGACCTTGTCTATCGCTACCCTGGCATAGTTGAACACCAGCTGGCGGTGCTTGCCTGTCGTCTGCCACTGCGTTCCTTTGTAGAAATCCAGGTTTCGCCGGTAGGAAGCCATCCTGCCGGTGTCCTTCCGCGAAAGCTGCATCGGGGTGAATTCATTCATCTCTCATACCTCCTCTGGCTGTTCTGGGACTGAAATCCCTGGCTGCTTCTACCGTCAGCGCCAGGCTCATCAAGAAGTCGTCGTGCCCTTCCGAAGGGTCAACAAAGAAATTCATCGTCTGGTTGGGACGATACTGCGCCCTGGCGTGCTCAAGCTGCCACATAAGCTCCTGGTATTCCCGGGAGCCATCCTGGCGGTAAACCTTCAGCCTCCCTGAGTTAATCCAGGACAGCAGCTCAAACCCCATGCGGGACTTCGATGGCTGGCTAAAAGTGAAGGGAACTATCTTTCTGCCCAGCTGCGCTCTCAGGAAGCTGGCTACGGGCTGCCCTATCCCGGTGGCATCCACGACAACTCTCTGGCAGTTCCACTTTTTAAGGATAGCCACTACTTGAGGGTATAGCCGGCTGTGCTGTGTTCCCTGCCACTGGTACTGCTCCACCACCCTGAGCACGGGCTCAAACAGACTGAATTGCGCCTGTTGCATTATGTCAATTCCACTGATGGTGAGCACGGTCAGGTCCTGTCGGGGATTGGCGGTTTCTCCTTCACCAGCGAGGTCTATGCCGGCGATATATGTCGCCCCGGCCAGGGGCGAAGTCAGCCGGGGATGCTCTCCCCCGAGCAGGACGATTTGCTGGCGGTCGAGGAGCCTGCCCCCTCCTTTTATGGGAAGCAATAAATATTGCGTTCGGAAAAGAGGATGCTGCGCTCCCAGCCTCTCTTTTTCAGCGATAACGAAATTCTCATAGTGCGGATTGTATTTGGCTACTTCCTGCCAGTCGTACCTGAAGTGGCGCCTGACGCCATCCTTCTTCTCCAGTTCCAGGTTGGTGTTTTTCACCTCTTCCAACAAGGTAGTGTCATCCCAGGTAGTGCCATAGTGAACCGTCGTGGTGTTGGCAGAGGAAGCCATGGGGCGAAATTCCCTGGTGTATTTCTCTTTGCTGACATCCTGGGACTCGTCTATCTCCAGCAATATATCCGCTGTGTGCCCCACTACTGATGATGACTCTTCGGCAGACAGGAATACCGCCCTGGCGCTGCCAAGCGCGATGATGTAGCCCATCTCGCTGTGGTAAACGCCGTCAAATCCGAAATCATCCAGCCTTTCCTTGAGTCTCTGCATGGAGATGACCGTCTGCGGCTTGAAGGTAGGAGAGCACTTAACGATATTGCCTCCGCCTGCCATATAGAGCGTCAGTAAAAGGACTTCCAGGTGCGCCGAGAGTTCATTCTTGCCACCCTGTCGGGCGATCTCCACCGAAAAGGTCAGGCCCTTGTGCTCACGAACGCTCTCCACCACCGCTTTGGCCACTTCCTTCTGATATGGCCTCAAATTCATTTGCCGGCAACCTTAATGCCCACGCCGATGCCCAGAGGAATAGCAACCTCGGTGAGCACCTTAGCGATGGCTTCTTTGTTTCTAGCTCTTACTCCATTGCCCATCTGCCTATCAGTAGTATATATGGTGCTTATCTAAATGTCAAGATATTGGGGCAATTTTGGAGTGAGCTTATCGCATGTGCTATGGAAA